TGATCAAGAGATCTTAACGTACATGGCGAATCAAGCGATCGCTGGCGCATACTTAGCTGATAGTGCTACTGCTGACGGTGTCATCGACTTAGTTGCTGATCAAGCTACTGCTGTTGCTGCTCCTGTTACCTTAGGTTTCGGTGGTGGTACTTCTGTAGATCCTTTGAACTTGTTATCTAAACTTTCACTAGTTCTTGATGAAGCTGAAGTTCCTGAAGAAGGTCGCTACGCTGTAGTTTCTCCTCGCTTCATGGAATTGTTAGCCCGTACTGATTCTAAATTGTTGTCTTCTGACTACAACCAAGGTGAAGGCGGATTGAAGAATGGTTTGGTAATGACTGGTAAGTTACGTGGATTCTCTCTCTACAAGACTAATAACTGTCCTAAGCACACTACTAGTACTGGTGATTTGATTATCGCTGGCCACATGAGTGCCGTTGCTACAGTTAGTTGTATCGACAAGATTGAGAAGATTCGTGCTGAAGGTACTTTCGCTGACATCGTACGTGGTTTACACGTTTATGGTCGTGGTGTAGTACGTCCTGAATCATTAGCGGTTGCTGCTGTACTTTACGCATAATCGTATAGACATTAAGTAGTAATCCCAAGGGATCCGAGGAAACTTGGGTCCCTTTTTTTATACCTATAAGGAGCAATACATGTACACATTTCTTGAGGTAGTTAACCTAGCCTTGCGGGAAGTTAACGAAATACCAATGTCAGACCAGCAGCTAGCTAACGCCCGAGGATTACAACAGTTTGCTAAAGAGTCAGCTAATAGAGCTTTCTTTGATATAAGTAATGAGAGTCCTAAGTGGCCTTGGCTACAGAAAGCAGTCGATACACCTACACAACAAGAGGTACGTAAGTTAACTACAGGTACCCAGTGGTATGACACAGAGACTATTGCAGCGGGGTTAAGGCAAGAACCTGATTGGAATACCTTCTTGTTAACAGATAAAGATTTAACTAGTACTGATCCCTTAGTAATCGCAAGTAATCCTATCTTAGTTAAAAACCTACAATTCCTGACTTATGATGAGTGGATTAGCAAGTTCCGTACTGATGATTTCAAAGGAAACACAGGGGAACCTAAGTACATAATTAAGTATTCTAGTGGTAATTACGGGTTAACCCCTGTACCTGACGCGGACTACTCTATTACGTATAACGTAAGAAGTAACGCAACACGCTTCACCTTAGGCCCAGATGTAGTCCCAATTCCTGAGGAGTTCGTGACAGTCTTGGTAAGTCGTATTAAATACTTCCTTTGGTTATTTAGAGAGAACGATATACAAGCTAAGTTTTCCCTCGGTGAATACCAAGCAGGACTCCTTAACATGAAACGATCTTTGTTAAGTAATAAGGAAGAAAGAATGAGGGCAATTTAATGGCCGGAAATATGCAGGTATTCTCCCTCCCATGTCGAGGGGGTTTGAATTTAAGTAGTAATAACCACGAGTTACTAGCGAAACCCGGAGAAGCTATTGACTTAGTTAACTTCGAGTGTAGTAAAGAAGGAGGGTACCGTAGGCTTAATGGGTATACCCCCTTAACTACAGTAGTTCCGGGAACAGGTCACATTAAAGGTGTTTTGAACTACAAAGGTGTACTAGCGGCTCGTGGGGATGAGCTATACCACACACTAGATGATACTACTTGGGTTCAAGTGAATAGAAACATGGATAATGTATTAATAGGTGCTGTCGCGGGTTCAACAGTAATAACACGTCCTAATACCCTACGTTATATGTTCTCTAAGTATTACTATAACGGTAAGCAGTACGTATACATGGTAGATGGTGTTAACCAACCTGCTGTCTTCTCGTACTCTGATGCTAATGAATATAGATTCGCAGAGCTAACTGCTGATCCGGGAGATGCATCAACACCCTTGAAAGGTGCTAAGTACTGTACCTTCTATAAGAATCAACTAATCTTAGCAGGCATGATAACTTCCCCTACTAGTATTTTCTATAGTTCCCTAGCGAATACCGACCTAATATCTCCTGAAGATGATGCTAAAGAAACACCACAGGAGAACTTCAATGGTGCTACTTCAGGCGCACTAGACTTCGGGGACATAGTGACAGGCATCATGACACACAGGGAGACTTTGTATGTCTTCTGTCAAACTAGTATATTTAAAGTCAATGGCCTTGAGACAGGGGCACTCCAGTCCCTCCCGATAACTCGGGACATAGGGTGTGTAGATGGATTTACCGTTCAGGAGATTGGAGGTGACTTACTGTTCCTTGCTCCTGATGGTCTTAGAACTATAGCCAAAACCGAAAGACTAGATGATATTGAGTTAGGTGTTATGAGTAGGAAGGTGAGTACCTTGATTTCCCCTAGGGTTCTCCAAGCGGGACGTTACCTTTTTACTTCAACAGTAATACGAGAGAAGAATCAGTACCGTTTATGGTTCACCGACTTAGCAAACCCAATTACCGCACAGAGAGGAATAATTGCTGCTTTTACTTACATAGATGCCACCCAGAGTTTTGAGTGGGGATTTAGTGAGATGGCTGGGCTAGCTGCTACAGCAGTTGATAATGGTTATGCTTCTGGTGTAGAACGTATTATTCATGGGAACCAAGGGGAAGGTGAGATAATGACCCAAGATGTAGGATCTACTTTCAATGGTACAGCTATTGATTACGTATGTCAGTTACCTTTTACTGATTATGGTAATGTTGGTATTAGGAAGAGCATGCATAAGGTACTCATTAATTCCCGTGCTGAAGGGAACGTAGAGGCAGGTCTAGAGGTTAGGTATGATTACAACGGTAAAGATGTCTTTCAACCTGCTATATATCCTCTGGAACGCATGACTTTACCTGCGATCTTTGGTAAACCTGCGACAACCTTTGGAGATCCTATTATACTCTTTGGTGCTTCTACGTACGGAGATACAGACGTATATACGGAAGGCTCTGGTTTCGTGGTTTCTCTCCGTATAAAGTCATTAAACATAATACAAGATGCACCCTTTGATATCCAGAGTGTAGAAATAGATTTAACTATAGGAGGCAAGATATAATGCCAACACCATACACAAGACAGTCTGCGTTTGCCAATGGGGACGTAATAGATGCTCCTCTTTTTAATGCGGAGTTCGATCAATTAGCAGTAGTATCCCTAGAGTTAGATACCTACGTTGTAGACTTAGCGGATAACTTAGTTACCCAAGAAGCTGCGGCTAACGCTGCGGCGGCGGCTGCTCAGGATGCTCAGGTTGCTGCGGAACTCGCGGAAACTAACGCGGAAGCTGCGGCTGCTTCTATGCCTACGTCGCGTGTAGTCGCTACCAAAGCAGACTTTGATGCTAGGTCTGAGAAACGTATTAGAGATAATGCTGGCTCGGGGTTTGCTGAATGGGGTAGAACTAGAGCAGCAACTCTAGGCTCTAGGGCACCTATCAACCAAGGTATGATGGCACAACAAACAACTGTTAATCAACTATTTATAGGAAGAAAGGAATCTGTAGATGAGATTGGTGTTTCAAGAGTAGGTACGCCCCTTTTAAACATTAATGGTGTACACATTGACTTCGATTATACAGGTCTAGCGGGTGTACTTAATACTATCAAAGTTGTATTCCCGCCAGCTCCTGATGGCCGAAAGCTCTATAACTCCACTACTGGCTTAGTAACTACTCGCGCAACTGCTGCAGAGGCCTTTGGAATCGCAGATATTATAGCCACTGAAAGTGTAATAACCTCTCGTCAAGACTTTGTATTCCTAGAAGCATGGCATGAAAAGATTAGTACTAAAGATGTGGTATACCCTCTAGGTAATGTTCAGTTTGGCCTTACAGCTTGGGAAAGTATAACTTTATCTAGTGCAGTAGTAGCCCAAGGTTACTCAGCATTCGGTGAGTGGGATACAACAACTGTAGGTTATGGTGTTGTTTGGTCTACACTAAGTGAATCTGACAAGGTTAAGTTCTTACAGGAACCGACGAACAACATATACTTAGATGATGGTGAGTTAATCCAAGTACGCTATCGCGTGAGAGTGCTAGAGGGGTTGGGGGATTCTTGGGAAAATGCTAATGTAGACTTCGGGCGTAATGGCGCATTGAGCTATGACCCAGAATCATATGTACAAGCCCAAGGACTAAAAAGTACCTCGACAGCTTTTGGAGGCATTTCTACTAATATATTCTTTACAACAGGTAATGGTTCTTGGAATCCTGCTATAGAAAAGCAGGCCGGTTTAGCGGCGTTGTCAGGTACTGATACTACCTACGCACACAACGGACTATGCCTCGCAATACCAATTGCACTAGTACAGAGACGTAATCAAGGTGCTTACCATCCTGTTTATAATCCAGAGGGTTGTGCAGAGTTCATTAATGTAGCAGGTAATACTTCGAGGAAGTGGTACAACAACGACGTACATACAGTAACATCAACAGAGACTTGTTTTACATTAGGGGTTAATGGCGTGAACTCTGGTACGTTCTCTGGTGAGATAGGAGGTAACTCAGGACGACCAGACGACAAGTTCTACGATTCAATCTTCGAAAGCGATGTAAAAGACTTACGTATGTCTAGCAAGCTTTTACCTTTAGCTGAGATACGTGAGAAGTATAAACGCATGGCTATTGCTGGTGAGGTTCGCGGGTTCGAGAGTGTACCTTTCCAAACTAATGCTACCACATCCACATCCCGTTTATATAAACAAGCGAAACCAACATGGACTACGATTGTAGCAACTGACGCAACGTTTAACTCAACATTTGCAAGTGGTGTAGAGGGTGTATTAAGTTCTACTAAGCCCAACGGTGCAGTTGATGATTTCCCCCTCGATAGAAAGCTAACTGCTGTCTTATCAGCAGAGAGGAGTGTAGATAATGGGGTTTCATGGGTTTCATTCACTCCCACAATCAACCAGACTACCAACACTGTAACCTTAACTAATGAACCAGCAGCAAACATAGTTCTGATTCACTATGAAACCCAAGCTCACTTTACTGAGACTGCGTCGGCTTCTACGGTCTTGGCTTTGGGTACTACAGTATTTGCTACTGAGAGTAATACAAATGCTCTACTAGTAAGTACACTTAAGGGTACTATATCTGTAGGCACGGCGGACTCTGAGACCTTAAGTATTACCAAGCGTGTAGGTGATGTTGTAACGCATACTGCTGAAGGTATTACAGAAGATATACTAGTAACTACTTACTTAACAGAGAGCAATCGAGTCGCTAGATTAATGTTTAATTACGATAATAGTGGAGTCATAGACGGTGTGCAACAACAGTCTTTAGATACTCAATACTTTGTAGTGGAGGAATAATGAAACTACCTCATACAGTAAAATACAAAGATAGTTTATCTGGCGGTTCAACTAAGATGTTCATGGTAGAGATACAGAACAGATTTAAGGACAACAAGGGTTTACACGCACACGAGTATGAGCATGTTAAACAATGGTACGCCTGCCTAGCAATAGGTTGGCTCTTGGCCATACCAGCATTCTTATGTGATCCCACAGTGGGTGTGCTCGTTGCTATGTTTAGTATCTGGATACAAGGTGTATTATCTACGTTCAGTAAAACAGCACGTAAGTACTTTGAAGTTGCTGCTTACAAGAAACAAATAGAAGCAGACGAAGCGGCTCACGTCGATTTCTACATAACTGCCTTAACAGATGGTTATGACTTAGACATTACAAGAGAGGAAGCTGAGAAGCTACTCTACGGATAATATAACTTAAAGTATTACAAAGTACTAGGAGGATCAATGCCAAAGACAAATGAAAATAGGCCCACGAATTATAAGCGGGAACTGGACGTAGACAGCTACCGGACGACCTCTACGGGAGGTACTCAAGTTAATCAGACTGCATTAAATGGAGGGAATCCTTACATACCTGCCATGAATCCCGCAGAAGGTGGGAGACAATCTCTATCAGGAGGCGCTCGACAAACTATAGGAGGTACTAAAACTCCACCAAAGTGGGCAGAGACAGGAGGCACTAAAACCCCACCAGCGTGGGCAGCCGCAGCAGTTAAGGCAGCAGCAGATGCTAAGGCAGTTAAAGAAGCTGAAGAAGCTAAGGCTATCGCAGATGCTAAGACTGCTGAAGAAGCTAAGGATAAAGAGAGTAAGTTCGCTGATGAAAAAGTT